ATATACATTGCTGGAGCGTGATCACATAAAACAAAATTATTTCTAGGATCTACATTAAACATTTCACTACCTGTACCTGTCTTTTTATCTCTGGCGACAACACAAGGAAGCTCAATAACAGGAACAAACCCAAATGGCAGTTCACCAAAAGTAGTTGGAGGAATTATCTCCGCAGGAGGAATTATTGTTAGTTCTGGTAAATCTTTAACCTTTGGCTCGTTTATAAAAGGAGGATTTAATTCCACCTAGCAGTCGTTCCATTGACCTGCAAGTTCACTAGCTGCCTTACCAACTTCTTTTCTTGCAGTGCCAAAAAATATACCTGCCAATACTGGCCCTACTATAGGAACGCTTGCTATGGCTGGAGTTACCTGAACAGAAGCAGCGTCAGCAATCATCATCCCATTTGAGCGACCCTGTGCCTGTTTTTCAATACAAGCAATCTGCTCTGCTGTCAGTTTTCCTCCTTCGCCTTGAGGATAAATAGCAAACTGAGCTACAGATTCTTTATGTGTATGTGTTCTTTTTATGCCTCCATTAAATGTAGGTTTTTCCGAATCTGTATAGCTCAACATCGTTTTTGGATCATGTTGACGGCTGGCAAAACTCCATTCTTCTGCGCCATCAGCACCAGTTTCGCTTCTAATTTGAATTGAACTATAAGGAGTGTTAGAAAGCTTTGCTATATCAGGGATACCAGAATCTTTACGAGCTAAAAGGTTAAGGCTCATAAAATTTGTAGCGATCAAACCACCGCCCAAAACTAAAGAAGTCAAGCCGTTAAATGACTTAAATTGAATCATTTAAAAAGAGGAGAAAATCCGTTTGAAGCACCTGCACCAGTAGGGATCTTTACTGGGCCTGTCATCTTTGGAACGGTTGGAATCTTTGGCATAGATCCTTTAACAAGAGAAGGCAATTGCTTTTGCACTTCAGTCATGATGGATTCTGTAATCTTGCCACGCTGAAAGTAAGCAAACGTACCACCACCTACTGCTACTACAAGAGCAGCAGTATTTATATAGGTAAGAATCTTAATCATGCAGGGCAAGCCTCACCACCATCAAGCTCATCTAAATTTGCTTGAACCAGTTCTGCAGCTTTGGTTTCTAGAATTTGCTGATTTTCTTTCCACTCTGTAGCTCTACGCTCTTGATCTGCCTTTAATTGCTTAATTTCATTAGCAAGGGTTACACGATCAGCCATAAAAATAATACATTGCCCTCAAATTATAAACCTACTGTCTATCCCTAACCTGTTCGGCCAGCACTAAGCATGGGCATAATAGATATACGAAGACCCACTTTCATTTGTATCACCATAATCACTAACCAAAGAGAATCCAGTTGAACTAACACTTACATAAGTTTGACTATTCTGTTGTTGAGTTGTATTTAATTGCATGTAATTCCCAAAGCCTCCTACACTATTAAATTGCATCCAATCGCCAGTTGAGTTAGTTCTCTTGATAAAAAGAAATCTCGGCTGAAACCCAATATTTTGAGCATTTCCAGTGCTACCTGATCCGCTATAGCTACCAACCTTGCTGATGCCGTCAACGCTGGCGAAGAGCATGACCATATAATTATAACTGCTATTAGATCCTACAGCGTCTGAATTACCAAATGAAATATGAGTACTGGTTGGGACAAAACTACCCCAATTTTGTGAAGAGCTTGAACTTTGTGCTGAATTCGAGTTTAGAATTATATAATAATTTTCAGGATTTGAACCTCCGTTTAATCCCTTGTGATATACCGTCCAATCTGCTGCGTTACTTCTATTCTTTACCCAATACATCTCTGGAGATTTCCCGAGTGAATGAGCTATTTTTTTATATGCCCCACCTTTTGTAGCCGCCAAATCAAGCCCAGCGTGGCGTTTCCACATCCATGCTTGATATACACTCGCACCGCCCCACATTGAAGCAGCACCAAATCCAGTATTACTATCTTTTCTCCAAAGACCCGTATCGGTAGTGCCGTAAGTTGCGTCAACAGCAGTTGTATCTGCGACTAAATAAGCATTATTCACCATGAATCTACTTGTTACTTCCCATGAACCTGATTCTGCGGCTTTTTTATCAATAGCAAAATCAACTGGGAATCCACTATTCCAAGCGGGGAAATTATTAGTAGGTGAGCCATCCATAGCGAACACATCCGTACCTGCCGAAGCTGGCTTGCCAACGTATCCATCAGATCTTCGGATAGCAACGTAGACATATGAAAAACCACCACCATTCGTGTTATTTCCGTTTGATTGGAGTTTAAAACCTGTTGGAGTCAAATCTATTTGATCAAAATTAACATTTTCAGCTCCATTAGTATTGGCTTGTAAATGTGTATCATTTCCTCCAGAAACAATACCTCTCATTGAATCAAACATACGCCAATTACCAGCATTAGAGATACATTTCACCATGACGAACGAAGGCTCAAATCCGACGTATACCTGATTCTCAGCCGCACCTGAGCCTTCATAACTACCGCACTTGATTACATTCTCTGATTCTGACTCTCCGAAGACAAAACCAGCAGGGTCATCGAAGGGTGAATCTGTGCTTGCTGTCGGATTACCACCTGACGTAACTGTTCCAACTGTTGTTCCTGTTACTGAAGAGTTATTACAACACAAAAGAACCGTCCCAGATATATTTGTTAATGGCTCAGTAGGTACTTTAAATGCTGATGTATAAACTGCCGTTCCTTTAACAAGTCGAAGATTAGACATTCCACCTTTCAACTCATAACTTGGTGGGTTCATGTATGTACCAATCAACATCTCAGTATTGTCGTAATCATTAGTATCACTAAAAGAACCTTCTGAGTTGCCATCTATATACATGGTTGTCGTACCAGAATGTCTAACAATAGCAAGGTGATACCACACGTCTTTTGGCATACTACGACTGACTATTTTGTCTTGCGTACCCTGTATAAATACAATCTGGTTGTTATTTACATTGAGATCCCACTCTACTGACGCATTAGCTGTCCTTCTATCTACTATGTCGTCATTACTATCATCACTATGATAGAACCACAACTCACAAGTGAAATCACCTGTGCCTAGATCATAATCAGAAGAATTATTAGTTACTAAATAATCACCCGACCCATCAAAATCAACAGACCTTGCAGTAGCGGCTGTGGACTCACCTCCTGCGAATAGGTAACAAACATAAGTACCGCTAGAGTCATTAACAGTGCTATCGCTACCAACACTAAAAACAGAGCTAGTCGGACCAGTATTCTGATTTAAGCTATAAAGATCGTTTTGAATTTCATTAGTATTGAGAACTAATCGATAACCAGGGCCAAATAAACCTCTATGAAAAACTCGCCAATCTGAAGACCCGGTATCAGTTCTTTTTATCATATACATCCCAGGGACACACCCGAGGCTGTGTGCTACTGTCTTATAACTACCTGAACCTGAGTAGGTAACAACATCAAAGAACCCAGGTGCTTTGCGGAATGTCCATGAGGAGTAGTCATTATTTCCGTAATTAAGGCATTGAAAAGATTGATCAGCACCTAAAGAATATCCATTATTATTAAATGCTGTAATGCCAGCATTAGTGCCACTAGTGGAGTATGTTGCCTGAGCATCCGAAGTGTCTGAGCGAAGATAGTTGCCATTCCCATTTACAGTATTAAATAAAAAATGTCCATACGATAGATCTCGTACTTTCGACCATACCAAACCTCCCTCTCCAGCTAAATCAATTCCATTATTTATCGACCTAGCTGATCCATCTCCTGTATAAACATACGTGCTAAACACATCGTCAACGTAGGTCTTCGTAGCAACTGCACCACCCGCACCTAAAAGCATTTGTTGAATAGGACTCATAATTAATAACCTCCTTGTGTGTTAGTTAGTAGGTACATTTATGACAACCCTGCACCTGAGATGTAGGACACAGTATTAGATACAAAATAAATAGTAGCCATTCCTCTCGCTGCAAGTTTTGATGGTTCAGTCCCGTCTGCTGTGTTATACATAGTCATAGCTGCCCCTAGCGAAAAGGACATTTCTGAAGCACTATTATTGATAATTGTCACAGCATCTCCTGACACAAAACCAACATCAGTAGGAACACTAAGGGTTGTACCTGCAAATAACACACATTTACCAGCATCAGAACTTGCAAGCGAGTAGTTAGAACCTTGAGTATTAGCAGGTATAGAACGCAGGTTGCCTTTGCTGTCTGATACCGTTCCAGCAAACGTGGCATTTTGTGAAGCGTCTAAAGTTAGGGCTGTTGTAAGAGTACCACCAGTGGTTTTGTTTTTAAGCTCCATAATACCACCACCATTAGACTCACTTACTCTTATTTCTCCTGCTTCATCAACACTATTAGCTCTAAATTGTATTTCAGGAGTTGCAGCCTGATTCGTAAAATTTATTCCCGTAGTTGCGCTATTAGTAATGTATGCGCCCGAAGCGGTCGTCTCAAACCTCTTACTGTCGTCATAATAGAGTTCTACACCCGAATTTTCTACTGCTTTAATTTGAACTTCATTATTAGCAGCATTATTTACACGGAAAGACGCTGCTGTTATCTGTAGTACCCCAGTGTTGCTATCTATTATACTGTTGGTTCCATTATGGTAGATCTCTAGATCATTTCCAGTTCCGAAATATGCCTTATCGTTATCACTTAGATATAAACCATCAACACTACAATTACCAGTAATCGTGGCCCCACCAGCAGTTGTCTCGAACTTCTTACTGTTATCGTGATATAGCTCTACGGCTCCGTTAACCTGCATCGTTGCATAGGTTTCATCTCTTGCCTGATTTTTAAAACTTAAAGTACCACTTGAGATAGTAATACCACCTGTTCCCTCATCAGCTATAAATGACTCTGAACCTGAATGATATATTTCTAAATCAAGTGCCGCCCCAAATTGAGCTTTAGCATTATCCGCAAACTCAAGAGAGTTACTTGACTTATCCCATACAACATTATTTGCTGCACCTGTCAGAGTGACATCACCATCAACAGTTAAACCAGTAAGCGTTCCAACAGAAGTGATCGCAGATTGAGCAGCACCCGTAACCGTTGCAGCACTTCCAGAAGCATTACCTGTGACGTTTCCAGTTAACGCACCAACAAAGGATGTAGCTGTTAACGCTCCAGAACTAGAGTTAAAGGTTAGGTTTGTTCCTGATTTAGGAGCTAAGTTTCCTGTTGCACCAGTCGCAAACAAAACATTACAAGTCGTATCTGTTGATTCATCAGCAACCGTAATTGATGTAGCTATAGAAGCTGTACCAGTTAAGTTCGCAACAAAAGCACTCGCTGACTTATCCCATAACCCATTTGAACTATCTCCTGTAAAAGTGACATCTCCTGTGAACGTGCCACCAGCAAGAGGCATTTTTGTTGCGTCAGTTGCACTATCAGTTCCCCACTCCAAAGTTGTAGGTGTACTTGCATTAGCTTTAAGAACCTGACCAGCAGTAGGAGCAACAGCAGGAAGAGTAAGAGTTATATCTCCAGATTGTGCTTGTGCTTTTAAGCCTGTGTAATTTGCTCCATCACTATCACCTTCACTTAGTCTTAATTCTTTTGCATTATCAAGAATTAAGTTACCTGTCATTGTGCCACCAGCTTTAGGCAAGGCAGCATTAGCTGTTGTAGCAGCAGCGTCAGCAGCATCTTTCGCAATCTTTACAGCAGCAGGAGTAGCAGCAGTAGTCGCAGAAGTTGATGTTGCACTATCTGTTAATTGAAGAACACCAACGGCACTTGTCGTTCCAGTAGCAATCTTTGATCCTGTTATTGCAGCAGATCCAGATATGTCAGCATCAACAATGACTCCAGCAGCAATGGCTGTAAGTCCAGCATTATTAATAGAAATATCTCCTGTAACTGCTACTGCTGTTGGGACGTTTGATCCGTTACCTACAAGGATTTGAGCAGAAGTTAAAGCAGCTAATTTATCGGCAACTGTTATTGTTGTCTCATAAGCATCAATCGTAGAACCTTCAAATACAAGGCTTCCAGTATTACCAATTAACACCTGACCTGTAACAGTACCACCTGAAAGTGCTAACTTCTCTGTCTCTAATTCTTGAAGTGCATCTTGTACGTTAGTTGAACTTAATTGACCGTAAGGTGTGAAGGTGATATTGCTTGCGACCTGCCCTGCTACGGTCTGCGATAAATCGATCTCATTCCATGACGACCCAGCACTATTTGTCACCCCAAGGATATAGTCAGGAGGAGAAAATGCGACAACTGGAGCTGGAGCTGAAGGCGTTCCAGCAGTATCAACTACGACATATAAACCATCTGTTGTGGCTGAAGGTGTAGGTAAGTTACTTCCAACTGCCAAACCAGCCGCTAATCCTGCGGAGGTGCAAGCGGTCATTTTTGAAGTATTAGCGTTGTAGTTTCCACCAAAAACAAGACTTCCTTTTGTTAGCGTGGTGATTGCTTGCCAAGCATTTCCATCCCAGATGTAAGCGTCTTCAGAAACAGTATCAAAGAGAATTTGACCTGAGAACTGAGCAGTTGGATAGCCAGCCTGTGCAATTGATTGGAATACTGCTGTGGAAGCATTTGACAGTTTAGAACCATCAATAGAATCGTTGCCTATCCTTGCAGCATCTAAACTTCCAGTTGTGATTTTACTAGCATCAAGAACAGGGATTAATGCTGCTGTTAATGCTGCACCTCCTGTAACTACACCCTTTGTGTTAACAGTAACCGACTGATAAGTACCAGCACTAATTCCACTTGTTGAAGTTGTTAAGTTACCAGAACCATCAACAGTTAAACCACCTCCAGATGTAATCTGAACTGCACCTTTAGCACTTGTCGTTGCGACAGGAAGATCACCAGCTACTAATGCTGTAGCAGCAGTAATCATTCCTTGATTATTAAAAGTTATCCCGCTAACTGTTGCTCCAGTAACACTATTAGAAAGAGATAAAGCACCAGAACCATTAACAGTTAAACCAGTACTAACAGAAACACCACCAACAGCAGAGGTAGTAGCAACAGGTAAATCTCCTGCTACCAATGCGGCTGAGGCAGTTATTAAGCCTTGTGCGTTATAGGTGATCCCTGAACGAGTAGCAGCAGTAATTGTGTTATTGATTCCTAGATTTCCACTCGCTACATTTAATGAACGATCAAGATTAGAAGTGTTTAACTTAGCTGGTGTAATACTTGCATCTCTTATTTTTGTTGCACCGTCTAAGCCTGTAGTAGAAGAAGTTGATGTCTCAACCTTATCATTTGTAATTGCTCCATTTTGAACAGCACTGGTATCTACAGCGTTGTTTGCAAGCTCAGAATCGGTTACGGAATTTGCTCCCAACTGAGTTGAAGTTATACTTCCTGAAACTAACTTAGTAGCTGCAATACTACCTGCTAATTGTGCATTAGTAATTGTTCCAACTAATGCTGAAGTAGGATAACCTGTTGCATCTTGTAAATCAAATGCAGGTGTAGCATCAGCCGTACCAAGGGTTACAGAAACTCCTCCAAACGAAACACTAGAAGAAACCAACTTGGTAACTGCTATAGAACCTGCAAGTTGAGCGTTTGTAATTGTCCCCGTCAAGGAAGACGTAGGATAATTAGTTGCGTCTGTTAAATCAAAGGCAGGAGTAGCATCTGAAGCTCCTAAAGCAACAGATACACCACCAAGGGAAACAGAAGAATTAGCTAACTTTGCATTTGCAATTGAACCCGCTAATTGTGCGTTAGTAATCGTACCAACAAGAGCAGATGTAGGGTATCCAGTAGCATCTGTTAAGTTAAAGGCTGGAGTAGCATCTGTTCCACCTAATGCAACTGAAACTCCTCCAAGAGAAACAGTTGAGCCAACTAATTTTGATACATCAATTGATCCTGCTAACTGAGCATTAGTTATTGTTCCTACAAGCTCTGTGGTTTTATAACCAGTTGCATCCGTAAGGTTAAAAGCTGGAGTTGCATCAGTTCCACCAAGGGCTAATGATATTCCTCCAAAAGAAACAGAAGAGTTAGCAAGTTTACTATTGGCTATTGAACCTGCTAATTGGGCATTGGTAATTGTTCCACTTAAATTTGATGTTGTATATCCAGTTGCATCAGCAAGATTGAAGGCAGGCGTAGCATCTGTTCCACCGAGAGCTATTGATATACCGCCTAAAGAAATATTCGTATTGGCTAATTTATCATTTGTTACTGCATCGTCTTGAATCGCTCCTGTTGCGACCTGATCTGTTCCTAATGTTCCTACTTTTGCAGCAGGGATTGAAGCTGCATCAATTAAGGCAACACCAGCTTCAATTAAATCTTTAACTGTTACCTTTTTTGTTTCACTAGCACTCAGGTCTGCAATGGCTAATGGGTCTGTCGCTGCTACACCTGCTTCTGCTAACGCTGGCAGATTACTAATTTCAAGATCAGGCATTTCCCTTAACTAAGAACCAATGAACATATATTACGGCTGATCGAGCAATATGGGACTTTGATTTTCTTGAAGAATCTTATTCTCATCTTCCTGTAACAAGTATCCAGGTGTTGCTCCTGTATTTAAAGTAATTACATCAGTCGTTATAAATTCAACTCTTGTTGTTATTTCTTGGCTCGCAGAAACACTAACAGCAACATTTGTTACGACACATTTAGCTTCATACCAAACAGTATTAACAACACTACTAGTATCTTTGTAGATATAAAAACGTCCATCAAAGTCTGCTCCTTGCTGAAGACGAATAATTAATTGAGCAAGGTAAAAAGGAAATTCTGGATCTTGTACTTCAGTATTATCAGCTAAATCTGAACTGTGTTCCCATAAGCAATTTAAGGTTCCTTGACCACTAATTAACCCTGCTTCATATTGCTTTTTAAATTGAGCACCTAAAGGAGTTAAATCAACTTGATCTCTATTGGTAGTAATTTCAAAATCTTGCACTCTTGCTAAATGTCTAAATCTAGAGTTAACAGTTTGAAGTGTCACTTCTTTAGCAGCACTAGGAGTAACAAGTGTTAAAGCATCTGATTGTCTTCCTGTAATAGCAGCCGCAAACGTACTAAATAATCTAATTCCACCCATTTTATCAACATAAACATACCAATTCCCATCTGGATGACTATGACCACTAACGAGTTCTAATGTACTTTTATCAACTGTCGCAATCTCTACACGATCTCCAGTAATCAACGAACCAGAAGAACGGTCAATTGAAAATCTTTTAGTTGATGTATTTACGTCATGCGGATCTAACTTTGTTTGGATAGGGGATGACAAAGTATCCCTGCGAATTTCTACTTCGCCATTTTGTCCAAAATAAACAGCCACAATTAAGTAGTAAGAGTATCAGTACTTGGAGCACCATCAGCTTCCCACGAAAAATCAACAGATGAAATTTCTCCTACAGAACTACTCATAGACACTGATGTGACATAAGCACCAAATTCAATATCTCTTGCGTTTGTATCTGAACCTGATGTTTCTTCTAATCTAAGTTTTAAAGTCACCTTGTCTGATTCAGTTCCACTACCTTTTATAGCTGCTGTTAATAAATCAGTTACGTTAGGAGCACCAGAAGCAGTAGCGGTATAGTAATAAGCTCTTGCACTACCTGAATAACTTCTAACTCCTGGCTTTAATGTTCTGTCGGTATCACCCATTGCTGTGATTTCAAGTACAGACATTGACTGTGAAAAACTCCAGTTCTGTAGTTGAGCAACATTAGTTCCTCCTACATACAGCTTTCCGTCTTTTCCACTGAAATACTTCGCCACAGCCCTAAATCAAAAACATTGCGTTTATTCTACGGTGAATCGAGACAAGCGACAAAAGAACAACTCACATTGCTCAAACCTTTAAAGGTACTTGTTACAGTTGGAGGCCCAGAATAACGCCATTTTAAACCTGAAGATTCGGTAGAAGAACCATCTTTTGCTCTTTTCGTTTTGTTATCTCCTTCTTTCATGTAATTACTTAAAAACTGGTTACGTTGGGTTCCTTGAACAAAACCTACACCAGACAAAGCGTCATCATTTTCAAAAGTCACATAGTCCCAAACACTATTTACTTCCTCGTAATGATCTAAAATTTCTGCTGCTTTTTGATCAGGAATATTAGAAAAACCTAATTGTAATGTTGCATTAACTCGTTTATTACCAAAACGTAAATGTGTCTTTGTACCATCTAACGATTCAAACGTAGTACTTGGATACGTTCCAGGTTTATAACTTCTGGATGTTGGCTTAACGGTAGGAAATGGTTGTGCCGTTGCCATTGGTTAATCCTCAACCACAAATAATGGATTACCACCAGTAATCACGTATTCTCCTCCCCAGTTTTGTAGCATTTCTAATTTACCGTCACTTGTGATTTTTGCATAGGAAGCAGCAAGCTCAATCAAACCATCCTCTCCAAACGTAATACTTTCAACCTTGTAACACTGATCGGAAGCATCAGTTTCTTTAATCGTAAATAACGATCCAGCATAAGGTTGAATTGAACTTGCCGTTGAAAAATCGGCAGTCGCTTCTTTTACTACTTTTTCTGAAGGATTCCAATAATAAAATGTCTTACTCCCACTAATTGTGTCTTTACTTACAACCGTTCCATCATCAAGAATTGCACCATTATTAAATCGTTGAACGTGCTGAGTTGTTGAATAAACCCTTATATAATCCCCAGGTTTTATACCGTTAATATAATGAGGAGCTGTTTTAAATGTAATAGTATGGTCTACAAACTTTCTTACTGCTAAAACATATTTTCCAAATTGTTCAGCATGCTTTTCACTTGTACAAAAGCCATTTAAATCAAATGTCTCTAATGGATCATCAACATGCGTGTCACCAAAAAGACGTACTACTTTAGATTTGTTTTCTGGAAATTTATTTTCTTCCTCTTCTCTATACATTACATTTGCTTTAAATGTCTGCCTATCTTCAGGTGAAAGGAAAGCAACATTCAAATCTTTAATATTTCCATCAGTGAACATCCCTTTGATGACAACTTCTTTATCATTTTTCATCTCATAAGTATTTTTATCGAAAGGGACAGCAGGATATAAACTAAATTGTCCTCCTATGATCGTAAAATCTAATAAACATTGCGTCCCTTGTTCAAATATAAATTGTCTTAAATTAACTTTATTAG